TTATAAGATTTTATAGCATTTTTTATATAAATCAAACAAACTTGATAAATAGCGTCTCTGTAAGCTTTTGCTTGTTCTTTGATGTATGGATCTTCGCTTTCACTTCTGCTAACTATTTTTTCAGCTAATCTTTCTGCCCAAAACTCTGGAGGATGTCCACCATAATTAGAAGTTTTAGCTTCAATAAGGCCTAATCCAGGCATACCTGCTGGTGTTATTTCATCTACCATTTTTTTGGCTCTGGTGGTTTTAAATGTGAGTCGTGTCTATCTATTAAGACAGGTTCTTGTGTTTTTTTTACTATTTCTAAATTATTGATTCTTTCTAACTTAATCCCATCCTCTCCAACTAATATAATATACGGATTTTTAAGTCTATGGTATCCATATAATTTTTGTTCTGCAGGTACATCTGTATCTAATAAACCAGATGTATGTGCTACTTCAACCTGTATACCTGCTGATATGCATTTACTTAGCCAAAATTCAACACAAGCTCTACCAGATTCTGCAAAATGTAAATTGCCTTTGTAACTAAAATCTACACCAAACATTTTAAGATTAGCAACTTCATTCCAATATGCAAATGCAACAGCATAAGCGACTGTATTATTAAGATAATGACAATTAGAATATTGCACTACTTCTTCTAAAGGATATTCTACAAGACCTGGACAACGATCATCTAATTCACATGTATATATAGGACCTTGATGTTCTTGTAACATGTCAGCCATACTTTTTGTTTGTCCGCCAGCATCATCTGTATCTAAAAACCTTGATGCAGGATCCATCATAAATACTCTATCGTGGTATATTACTGATGCTACGCCATTTATAGCCCATACCTCGTCAAAATGTACTCCGTGTGATTTAGCTAAATTGTAATCAAACCAGCTTTTACCCATACCTACTATGGCAACTGATTTGCCCTTAAGACTTTCTATTTGTTTCATTTATTTTAGGATACCGTTGTCCTCAAAGAATCGTAACGGTATTCATCTCTCCTTCCGCGAGCTTCTGCAAGGTTCTTAAGCCTTGTTATTTCAAGTAAAAAGCGTTGCTCGTACTGCTGTTGCATATCGCTTTCACCTTTTAAAAATATGTTTGCTTCTACTAGAGATCCATAGAGTAAAGCATTTCTAGCATTAGTAGAAATCCAAGTACCAGTAGTATCTGTCACTAATGAATTAGGTTTAAACAAGTAGTGTAATTCAACATTATAGTCAGCATCTGGCACAGGGCTTACAATTAAAGTAGAGCCATTGTTACTAGCTGTTGATAGCTCTTTATCAAAATCTGCATAATATAAAGGTTGTCCTCTTGCAGTAGTGTCTGTTGGATCAACACTAAACTCACGCATAAATGTAGGGTGTTTTTTATCTAAGTATTTATAATCACCATTACCATCAATAACGGCAAGTGAAAAACTCATTTGAAAGTCTGTTGGTGCTGTAAGGTATGTGTTACCAGTTGTAAGATTACCTGTAACATTTTTACGAAAAAAATCAAACTGTATTAGTTCAAATATTCTTTCTTCTGCATTTTTTATAAAATCATCTAATGTATTAACAAATGTAGTTTCAGTATTTTCTACATAATTTTGTATGAGTGTTTTAAGTTCAGATAACGTCATGTAACTATTGTAACCTCACCAACATTAGCTGTCATCTCGGTCATTGTAAAATTAGTTGGTAAAGTAGATGGATTTAGATAATCTGGTATTAGAATATTAGATTGCACCACAACAACAAAGCCTTCTCCTTCTTCTTTATCATTGTTTGGTCTTGGTCTATATAATGCCTCTGGGTCTGCCGTTGCAGTTAATGGTTCAAGCTGTGGATGTTTTGGCTCATAACAATCAGGACAGACTTTTGCACCGTTCCATTCTTCACGTAATTCACTAAGTTTATATTCAAATGCACATCTATCGCATAAACCTTTAGCAAATTTACCTAGTGCATATGCCATTAATTCATCCTTATATCTGGTCTTACTCTAAATGAGGCTCTATCTTCATCTTGGTCTGCAGCCCTTCTAAACTCTTCTTCATATAAAGCTTTTAGTTGTGGTGTAAGTTGTGGATTCTTTTTTTGAGATAAGTAATAAGCTAGTCCAGCAACAAAACAAGGATAGAATCTAAATGGCATATCCATGGTATTAGTGCCTTTGTCTGCATCATCCATTCTAACAAGTTTATTAAATACTAATATATCTGTACTATTTTCTGGTGCAGGCCATATTTTTAATGCTGGCGTAGTCAATTTATCAAAGAAAAATTGTGATGGTCTAGCTTTTGTGGTTTTATTAGGTATGTTTAGGTATTCTGATCTACTAATTCTGTTAATACTAATATCTGTTTGAGTTTGATTAATTGTTCTACGTAGAACAACATCTAATACATCAATAACATTAGAGTTTAGTGAATAACTTGTAGTGCCTTCAGTCACTGTTTGTGTGGCTTCTTCAATCGTCCACTGATTTAATCCTCTATTAGCCCATTCAGCTAACATAAGATTTACACTTCTTATGGCTGTTTTAAGATCATATCCTGTTCTTAATTCTGCACCACAACGTTCATACGCTTCTTCTATGAACTCCGTTACATTTGGTTCAAAGTTTGTACTGCCAGAGAG